GGGCTTTCCGACCCGCGGAGGGTTCAGACCTCCCGGATATATCACCAGACGCATAACGACCCGGCGCGATGCCCGGTCGACCCTGACGCAGCGCGACGCTGCCGAGGAGATGGTCCCCATGGCTCGAGGTGGAGCGCGCAACAGATCCGGCCCCAAGCCGAGCGAGTCGTCCGGTCGCTCGGATGCCCGCGGCTACTCGCTGACCGCGTTGCCGGCGCAGGGCTACCCGGGCACTCCCCCGGACTTTCCGCTTCCTCTCGCTTCGGCCCGCGAGCTCGAGGTCTGGTCTCAGGTGTGGACTACTCCCCAAGCCTGCGCCTGGGCGATGCCTTCCGAGGCGTGGCGCGTGCCGACGGTCGCGATGTGGGTGCGGGTCAAGGTCCGCTGCGAGGACGCCGATGCTGGCGCCGCACTGCTGGGCCAGCTGCACCGCTTCGCCGATCAGATCGGCATGACGACCGCGGGCCTCGCCGAGATGGGCTGGAAGGTCGCTGTTGACGAGACGGCGGCCAAGCGCGAGGACACGCCGCAGCCTGAGCCCGCCGACGACCCGCGGGACCGCCTGAGCGTGGTCACCGGTGGAGCGTAGTTACGCCGTCACCTTCCCGACTCTGTTCGTCTTGGCGGCCTGGATCGAGCGCCACTGCGTAGTGCCGGACGGGTTCCGCAAGGGCCGCCCGTTCAAGCTCTACGACTGGCAGCTCTGGGTGACGCTGAACCACTGGCGGGTGCGCGACAGCGCCTCACAGGTGCAGGACTTCCTCGACGAGGACCCGGACGCCATCCCGATCCGCTCCGAGGCGTTCGTCAATCGTCGCTCGTTGGTCATGGCTCCCCAGAAGACCGGCAAGGGCCCGCTGTCTGCCGCGTGGGTGTGCGCTGAGGCCGTCGGGCCCGCCCTGTTCTTTGACTGGGCTGTCGAGGGCGACGTCTACGACTGCTCCGACCACGGCTGTAGCTGCGGCTGGGTCTACCGCTACCGGGCCGGCGAGGCAATGGGCCACGCATGGCCCACTCCGCTGATCCAACTGCTCGCCACGTCCGAGGATCAGGTCGACAACGTATACCGGCCCCTGCAGGCGATGGCGAAGAACGACCGTCTGGCCGATCGGATGCTGGTTCGCGAGGGCTTCATCCGCCTGCCGAACGATGGCCGGATCGACGTCGTCACATCGAGCGCAATGAGCCGCCTGGGCAACCCGATCACGTTCTGCGTGCAGGACGAGTCGCAGCTCTACACGGCCAGCAACAAACTCGTGAAGGTTGCCGAGACGATGCGCCGCGGTGCCGCTGCGATGGGTGGCAGGTCGATCGAGACCACCAACTGCTACGACCCCTCCGAGCAGTCGGTCGCTCAACGCACCCACGAGGGCAAGGCGCGCGACGTCTTCAAGTTCTACGAGCCTCCCCCGCCGGACCTGCGCTACACGGTCAAGTCGGACCGCTCGCGGATCCATCGGCTCAACTACGTGGGCTCGCCTCACGCCGACCTCCACGGCATCGAGGCCGAGGCTGCCGAGCTGATGGAGCGGGACCCCGGCCAGGCTGAGAGGTTCTACGGCAACCGCATCGTCGCGGGCCTCGGTTCGTGGCTCAGTCGAGACGCCTGGGACCTCCGAGCAGCCAACATCGACGTGCCGACCGGGACGCAGGTCGTGGTCGGCTTCGACGGATCCGACGTGGACGACTGGACCGGCTTCCGCTGCGAGACCCGCGACGGCCACCAGTTCACCCCCACGTTCCCCGACGGCCGGCAGATGGTCTGGAACCCCGCCGACCATCGCGGCCAGGTCCCCAGGCTCGAGGTCGCCGCGGCCATCGACCACATCATGTCGACCTACGCCGTGGCCCGCGTCTACGCGGACCCGCCCTACTGGGCCACCGAGATCGACTCCTGGGCCGAGCAGTACGGCGAGAAGGTCGTCATGCGGTGGGCCACCTTCCGCGACAAGCCGATGCACGCCGCGGCTGAGCGGCTGCTGATCGACGTCAACAAGCAGGACTCGACGTTCACCCACGACGCCTGCGAGGACACCGCCCAGCACGTCGGCAACGCCCGCAAGGCACCCCGTCTGAACGGCCGCTACGTGCTCTCGAAGCCCGGCGACGGTCGAAAGATCGACCTGGCCGTCATCTCGATCCTGACCCACGAGGCGCACGGCGACATGACGTCGGCCGGCTGGCCGGAGTTGGTGACCGGCCCGACCTACTTCCGTCTACCGCGCTGACCCGAGGGAGGGACCGTGGCACTCACTCCCTCCGAAGTGGCTCTGTTCAACGAGCTCAGCCTGGAGTGGGGCAAGACCTCCCTGACCGACGAGCTGCTGCTGCGGTACTACCTCGGCCAGCAGCGCGTCGAGCACCTGGGCATGGCGATCCCGCCCAACATGCGCAAGTTCCTCGTCATCGCCAACTGGTGCCGCACCCAGGTCGACACGATCAACGACCGCCAGCAGGTGCGGTCGCTGATCCTGCCTGGCGAGGAGACCGCCGACCCCACGCTGCGGTCGATCATGGACGCCAACAACATGTCGTCGCAGATCGCCATGTTCAACCTCGACCGGATGATCTACGGCCGGTCGTTCATGTCGGTGGGCACGAACGAGAAGGACTCGACCCTGCCCCTGATGCGGGTCGAGTCGCCCCGCGAGATGGCCGCCAAGGTCGACCTGCGCCGCGAGGAGATGGTCGCTGCGGCCCGCTTCTACGGCTGGTCCGACTCAAGCCCCGGCCCCACCCACGCCACGCTCTACCAGCTCGACCAGACGGTGTGGGTCCAGAAGGGCGCTGACGGTCGCTGGCTTGAGGTGGACCGCGACGTCCACAACCTCGGCGCCGTCCCGATCGTGATGCACCTCAACCGGCGCATGTCCGGCGGATGGCAGGGCGAGTCGCAAATGAGCGACCTGATCCCGCTGGTCGACTCCGCTGCCCGGTCGCTGACCAACCTGCAGTTCGCACAGGAAGCTCACGGGATCCCCCGCATGTATATGACGGGGGTCTCCAAGGGCGATTTCGTGGACGAGCAGGGCAAGCCGATCCCGCAGTTCGAGGCGTACTTCGACGCGATCCACATGCTCGCGAAGGAGAACTCGAAGGTCGGTCAGCTTGACGCCGCCGACCTCAAGAACTTCGACACCTCGCTCGGCATCTACGGGCGCCAGGCGTCGATCGTGACCGGCTTCCCGGCCCGCTACTTCGGCATCATCACCTCGAACCCGCCCGCTGAGGGTGCCATTCGCGCCGATGAGGCGTCCCTGACTCGCGGTGTGGAGGCTCAAAACGAGCAGGTCGGCACGACGCTCGGGTGGGCCGGCGCACTTGCTCTCCGGTTCGCTACCGGCGAGTGGGTCGAGGGCAACCGGGTCCGGGTCGACTGGTTCGACCCGTCCACTCCCACGGTGTCTCAGCGCGAGGACGCCCTAGCCAAGCGCCGCGCAGCCGGCGTCCTGTCCCGCGAGGGCTACTGGGACGAGCTCGGCTGGACCGAGGCGCGCAAGGCGAAGGAGCGCGAGTACCTCCGCGTAGAGGCTCTCGACCCGATCACGCAGGCGATTATGGACGGGCTGGGCAACGATGCCGCGGACGCTCCGGTCGGCGCGTAAGCACTACCGACTGTCCGCACTCATCGCGCGGCGTGCTGCCCGTGAGGCGCGCAAGGTCCGTGGGCAGGGTGGCGCAGCAGTCGCTACGGTCGTCGCGGCGCATCAGATCACTCAGGCGCAGGCGTCCGAGCTGGCCGTGCAGGAGATGCTCGCCGAGCAGGAGATCGAGTCCCTCGCCGAGGCGTTTCTCAACATCGCCGCTTTCGCCAGCGACCCCATTGTGGTCGCACGTTCGGTCGATGCTGTCGAGACTGACACGGAGTTCGACCGCCTGGTCGCCTCCATCGTCCAGGACGCAGCCCGAGCCGCCGAGAGCGTGTCGATCGCCGTCCGGCCCGACATCTACCACGTCCGCTACGTCAACCCGCCCTGCTGCGCGCGCTGCGCCATCCTGGCCGGCCGCGTCTACCGGTGGTCCGAGGGCTTCGAGCGGCACCCCAACTGCGACTGCTCCATGATCCCCACCACCGTCGCCGGGACGCTGCGCCAAGACCCCGACGAGCTCGTCGCCACAGGGCAGGTCCGCGGACTCTCCAAGGCCGACCTGCAGGCGCTCGCCGACGGCGCTGACCTCGGCAAGGTCATCAACGTCCGCCGCAGCCAGGCGGGCCTGAGTGACGCCACGGGCGCCATCGTCCGCGGTGGTCGCCCCACCCCCGCCGGGATCTACCGGCTCGCCAGTGACCGCCCGCAAGCAGTCGATCTACTGCGGCGCTACGGCTACATCACCACCTGATCTTCCCGACGACGCGAGGTTGTCGGGCTGTCTCCGCGATGGAGGAACGATGTCCGACCCCACCCCCGATCCCACAGCCGAGCCGACACCCGACCCGCAGGGCGAGCCTGCAGTCGACAAGCCCCTCGGCGAGAACGGCGAGAAGGCTCTGAAGGCTGAGCGAGAGGCGCGGGCCAATGCCGAGAAGTCGGCTGCCGCGCTTCAAAAGCAGCTCGACGAGATCAACGCCGCCAACCTCTCCGACCTCGAGCGGGCCCAGAAGGCCGCCGAGGACGCACAGACTGCCGCCGCCACCGCGACGGCTGAGGCTCTGCGCCTGCGCGTAGCGGCCAAGCACGGGATCAGCGACGAGGACGCCGACCTGTTCCTCACCGGCTCCGACCTGGAGACCGTCGAGCGACAGGCCGTCGCGCTCGCCGCACGGACATCGACCGGCCCCAAGCCCGACCTCTCCCAGGGCTCCAAGGGCACCCCTGTCGCGGGATCACCCGAGCAGGACTTCGCCAACTTCCTCGGCGCTCAGATGAGCGGACGAGGCTAACTGACTAAGGAGTCAGACCCGTGGCTACCAACCTCTCCGCCATCAACAACACCCTCCTCCCGCCGACCATCACCGGCCCGATCTTCGACCAGGCCATCGAGTCCTCGGCCGTCATGTCGCTGGCCCGCCGGGTCCCCCTCTCGGTGAACGCCCAGACCGCCATCCCGGTCTCCATGGACATCCCCGCCGCCGGCTGGGTCTCCGAGGGCGGCCAGAAGCCCGTCGGGTCCGGCGCCATGAGCGTCAAGACCATGGTCGGCAAGAAGGTCGCCCTGCTCGTGCCGGTCTCCCAGGAGATCGCCATGACCAACGCCGCGGGCCTCTACGCCCAGCTGCGTCAGGATCTCCCCATCGCCATCGCGCGGGCCTTCGACTACGCCGCCATCCACGGCGTGGACCTCCGCACGGGCGGCGCCGGCCCCTTCGCCGACTACCTCAAGAAGGGCGCCTCGGCCGTCGAGCTCGGCACCACCGCGCAGGGTCAGGGCGGCATGTTCGCCGACCTCGTCCAGGGTGAGAAGCTCGTCACCGACGCCGGCTACGACTTCTCCGGCTTCGCGGCGGACCCCCGCCTCAAGCCGACGCTGAAGCTGACCACCGACACCCAGGGCCGCCCCCTGTGGGTCGACTCCCCCACCGACGGCAGCATCGCCGGCAACCTGATCGGCTACCCGGCCGCCTACAACCGTGGCGTCTCGGGCACCTACCGCCGCAACGGCAACGGCGTCCAGGTCGTCACCATCACCGGCACCCCGACCGGCGGCACCTTCACGCTGACCTACGGCGGTGCGACGACCGCCCCGCTGGCCTACAACGCCGCCGCGGCGACCGTCCAGACCGCTCTGCGGACCCTGCCGGGCCTCTCGGGCGCCACCGTGTCCGGCTCGGCTGGCGGACCCTTCACGGTCACCATCGGCACCGTCGGTGTCGCCACCGGGCCCATCACCGGCAGCGGTGCGGGCCTGACCGGCGGCACCAGCCCCGCCGTGGTCGTCGGCGCCACGCCCTCGCGCGACACCAAGCTCCGCGCGATCGGCGGTGACTGGACCCAGGCCGCCTACGGCGTGGGCATGGACATCACCATCAAGGTCTCGGACTCCGCGTCCTACGTGGACGAGGCCGGCGCCACCCACTCGGCCTTCCAGGAGAACCTCGTCCTCCTGCTGGTCGAGGCGTACTACGGCTTCGTCAAGAGCGACGCCGCGAACGCCTGGGTCGCCTACACCGACGCCGTCTGATCCAGCCCAGGGAAGAGGTGGGGCGGCCATGACCGCTGCAACTTATGAGGACGTGGCTGTAGCCATCGGCCGCCCCATCTCAGACCCGACCGAGCAGGCTCAGGTCGGGTACTGGCTCAACGCTGTCGAGATCCAGATCAAGGCACGCCTTGGCGACCTGGCCGAACTCGACCAGGACGCTCTTCGCTACGTCGAGGTCGAGGCCGTGGCCGCCAAGATGCAGAACCCGAACGGCTACCAGTCCGAGACCATCGACGACTACACGTACCGCTTCGGCACCGAGACTCGCCGGGTCACGATCCTCGACGAGTGGTGGCGCCTGCTTGGCCCGGCCGGGTCGTCCGAGGCTTTCTCCACGCGCCCCGGTTTCGAGGCCGACAGCGAGCCACTGTGGGTCGGGTGGGTCGACTATGGGCGTCGCTAGCGTCACCGCGGCTGGCCGGCGCGCGGCCCTGGCCCGCATGACCTCCACGGCCACCATCCGCCGCAAGTCAGGCGACCAGCAGCAGGTAGCCGGCCTCTGGGTCGACACCTGGGACACGGTGGCCACGGTCCCATGCCGCGTCTCGTCTGGCAACGGCCGGTCGCGCACAGTCAGCGTGGGTGACGAAGAGGTCGAGGTCGCAGCCCGGTTCGTTCACGTCCCGATGGGCACGGCGGTCCTGACTGACGACTACCTCCAGGTCACTGGCGGCCGAGTCTTCCGGGTGGTCAACGCATCCCCCGACGACCAGACGACTGCGCTGCGACTGCCGGTGGTCGAGGTCGCCCAACCCGAGGAGTGGTGATGGCGCGCGTCTCTGTCTCCAACGCCGACCTCGGCGGCCTGTCCAGCGACATGGCCAGGATCCCCCCAACGATGGTCCGCAAGGGCAGCGCGGTCGTGCGCAAGAACGTCCGGCTGGGCAAGAACACCACCCAGCGAATCGTGAAGTCGCAGGCCGGCCCGCACGGAAAGTTCGCCTACAAGCGCATCGACTCCGGCATGACTGGTGCGCTTGAGGGCGACTACGGCTGGACCGGCGACGCAGACAACATCGTCGGAGCTGGCTGGCGTCACGGCGCGGGCAACACGGACCTGGAGAAGTCGCAGGACGTCGTGGGCCCGAAGTTCGCCAAGGACGTCAGCGACATGGTCGACGGGCTGTTCTGGTGACTCCGACCCTGGACGCCACCCCGCACATCGACGCGGCCGTGGCGGCGATCAAGGCCGTCCGCATCCCCAATGACGTGTACCCGTTCGGCGAGGTCCCTGGCACCAACCGCAAGGGCGCGAACAGCGGAACCGAGCCGGCGACCTACCTGCGCGTCACGGTCGAGCGCCGGTACATGGAGGCCACCCGCATGGTCGGGCGTGCTGGCCGGGTCGCCTGGCGTGTCTCGGTCCGCTCGGCGTCGACCAACCCGCGCAACACGCGGCAAGGACTGCTGGACGCCTCGACCGCACTGAATGAGGCGCGTCTGGTCGTCGCTGGTCAGACCTCGACGCCCATCCAGCACGAGACCACGAACGACCTCGACTACGACGACGGCTACTACCTCGCCGACGTCATCTTCACTTACGTCTGCTGATTGGAGCCCGCCGTGGCTGACCTAGTACGCGCACGCCTTGAGAACGGCATGGAGGCCAGTGTCGGGGCCGAGCTCGCTCAGGACGCTGACCTTGAGGTGCTCGACGAGCCCACCCACAACGACGACGGCTCGCTTCGTGAGCCGACTCGAGCCAACGGGCGCCCGCCCAAGGCCAAAACGACTGTAGCCAAGGCGGCTGCGGGCAAGGCGGACAAGCCCGCCGACAACGGCTGAGGAGGCCACCATGACTGTTCTCTTTCCTGAGGCCGTGAAGGCGCAGGGCAACATCTCCGTCAAGGTCGTGCAGACGATCGCTGACATGTCGGCCCCGAAGCTGGCGACCGAGATCAACGCGACGTCCTCGGTGGACGTGTCGTGTTTCCTGTTCTCTGGCGGCGCCGGCACCGCGACCACCAATAAGGGCGCTGCGCCTCGCCGGGTCTGCACGACCGACGAGTTCCAGGAGTTCGGCAACACCTCCTACGAGGTGTCGGACCTGCAGTACGTCTACTCGCCCCAGGGCGCGGCCTCCACGGACGCGAACAAGGCCAAGCAGGCCCTGACCGAGGGCAGCATCGTCTACCTCGTGATCCGCAAGGGTCTCGACGCCGACACCGCCCCGTTCGTCGCGGCTCAGACCGTCGAGGTCTGGCGGGTCAAGCTCGGCCCGCAGAACCGGACCATGACCGGTGACGGCGAGTTCGACCAGTTCTCGGTGACCCAGACCGTCGTCGTCAAGGGCAAGCCTGTCCTCGACGGCGTCGTCGCTGCCTGACCCATCTAGCCGCCGGGCGCCGCGTTGGCTGGCGCGGCGTCCGGTACCAGCCACCCCAGCCGTGGAGTAGCAATGGCGCACATCACCATCCGTCCGGCAGGCCCCGGCGTGACGCAACTTGTCATCAACGGCATCGACGTCTCGAACGAGGTCTACTCCGACATTGAGCTCGTCTCCGTCGGGGAGGATCCGGCATTCGCCGAGGTCGGCCTCCGGGTCACTTTCTGCGTGAGCCAGCTCGACCTCGGCGAAGAGCAGGACGTGATCGTCACTGACCACCTGCGCGAGGCCGCCCAGCGAGTCAACTCGATTGCTTCGGCGTCTGACGCCGACGAGCGGGCCGCGGGATGACCGGCTTCTCTTTGGCGGACCTGCGCGCCAATCCGCAGCCTTCGCCGGCCCAGCGGTCGACGAAGGTCTGCGCCGCCCCGGATCTCGTCGCCGAGCTAATCAGCCTGGCCGAAGACTTGAACAACCTTCCCGAGGTCGTGGTCGATGACGACGGAAAGCCGGCCGGCCCCCCGCGGAGGGTCGGTCAGGGCCCGGACGCCGAGCGCGCCGAGCTCCAGCGGCGCTACGACGAGATGCACGCAAAGATGTCCGCGGCCTCGCGGGTACTGGTAGTGCGGGACGTCATCGGCGACGGCGCGTGGCGTCGGTGGTGCAACGAACACCCGGCCCGCGACGAGGGCGAGCCCGGCCACAACCGCGACCGCGAGGTGGCCGGCGGTTACTGCAACGCCGACGACCTGCTCGACTCCCTGGGGAGGTTCGCCTACTCCTGGGACGGCGAGCTCATCGGTGACGGCGACTGGGAGCTTCTGTCCAAGCGGTTCGCCCCCTCGGACAAGAAGCGGATCGCCACCCTGGTCACGTCGATGTACGACGGAAACCTCGATATCCCAAAATTGCTCTCCGACTTGCGACCGATCCTGAGCGAGTCCGCCGTCTCAGGCTCTGTCGGGATCTCGGCCTCAGTCCCCGACGCTTCCTAGGTTGGGAGCCGGCGACCGTCCAGGTGGCCTACGACCGCGACGGCAAGCGTTGCCCGGTCGCCGAGGCGTGGGAGATCCGCGTCGAGCGGGAGCCGGAGTGGTCCGACCAGGACCGTGCCGACCTGCTGGCCCTGGCTGCGTACGAGGCGGACCTGTGCGAGTGCGGATTCCACATCTCGCAGCACGACCCGGCCAAGAACACGTACACGTTCGAGCAGGACCACTGCCCCATCTTGGCGTCGTCGGCAAAGTACGGCCGCCTCATCGGCGAGCAGGACGCCGAACGGATGAAGGCGCTCGGCGACAAGCCGCCCGCGTCGGCGGACCGTCCTGATGACGGCCGGCGCGTGTTCATCCGCCGCCTGTCAGACCTAGAGGCCAGCGAACAGCAGAACAAACCAACACGCCGGGGGTGAGCATGGCTGTTCGTAACGAGTCGGTCCGGCTCTCTCTCGAGGATGCCGGGTTCACCTCCGGGATGGCGAAGGCTGCGGCTGCGGCCAAACTGCTGAGCAACAGCCTGAACGACCTCGACGGCGCCAATGTCAACGTCGGTCGCGGCGCGCGAACCCTGGGAGCCGACCTCGACAAGGCGGGCGTCTCCGCCCAGTCCACCTCGACGAGCATTAACGGCATCGGTGCGTCGACTCGCAGAACGGGCGCGGAGATCGACGCCTTGTCGGGTCGCCTGCGGATCTTCGCCGACGTCGCCGCGGTCCTCGGTCCTGGCCTGGTGCCGATCGGGTCGGTGGCGGTCCCTGCGGTCGCGACCCTCGCTGCCGGGCTTGGTGCTGCTGCTTTGGCCGCCGGGACCGCGGTCGTCGCCTTCCAGGGTGTCGGTGATGCGACCAAGGCCATCGACGAGTACGACCTGGCGCCCACTGCGGCGAACCTCGCCAAGGTGCAGGCGGCGATGGAGAACGTCGCCCCGGCCGCTGCTCAGTTTGTGGTGGCCTTCCAGGACTTCCAGCCGGTCCTGACGAACATCCGCGACGCTGCCGCCGAGGGCCTGTTCCCCGGCGTCACCGAGTCGCTGGACAACTTCGCCCGCGTCGGCCCGCAGGTCGCCTCCATCTTCGAGGCCGTCGGTCGCGCCAGCGGCAACGCGGTCCGCGAGTTCTCCGAGGACTTGGCCGGCCCGCGCTACGCCGACTTCCTGTCGTTCCTCGAGACTGCCGCCCCTTCTGCGATCACGTCGATGGCGACCAGCCTCGGCGACCTGACCCACGGCATCACCGAGGTCATGCAATCCCTCAACCCTGGGATCCAGGGCGGGTTCGGCTGGATCGAGGACGTCGCCAACGGGTTCGACTCGTGGGCCTCGTCCGCTGACGGTCGCCAAGACATCGAAGACTTCCTGGCCTACGTGCGCGAGACCGGCCCGCAGGTCGCTGACCTGTTCGGCTCCGTGGTCAGCGCCGTTGGGAAGCTGGGACAGGCCGCTGCGCCTCTCGGCGGGCCCGTCCTGTCGGCGCTGACGGCGTTCGCTGACGTCATCGGCTCTATCGCGGGGTCCGACCTCGGCACCCCGATCGTGACCGCTGTCGCCGGCCTTGCGCTCTACAACCGCACGCTGGCGATCACGGCGGCACTCCAGAAGACTGCTTTCGGCAAGGCTGCTGCCGGTCAGGCCGCAGCGGGCATCGGCGGGATCGTTGGCGGCAAG